GATATTGGTTTTACTGGTTCTAAAGGTTTCACAGGTTCCGAAGGTAATTTAGATATTACGACTTCATCTACACCACCATCAAGTGGCGTTGGCGAAGGCGATATCTGGGTTGACTCAGCAACAGGTGTACAGTACTTCTACTACAACGATGGTAATTCAGTTCAATGGGTTGAATTAAGTAACCAAGGTGTAGTTGGTTTTACTGGATCTAAAGGCGATACAGGTAATCAAGGTGTTATTGGATTCTCAGGATCAAAAGGTGACCAAGGTGTCATCGGGTTCTCAGGTTCACAAGGCGCTCAAGTGGCAACAGTTGACTCAAGTAACTTTAGTTCAGCTGTAACATTACTGATTAAAAACAGTGGTGGTACTACATTAAAAACAATCATAGGTAATGCTTCATAGGCATAACTGAAGAATAATAGGAGAAATATAACATGGCAACAAGAAACCCCCTAATATACTCTGGGAATAACTTGGTTGAGATGACTTCAGGTCAGATGGATTCTTTAATTGACAATATTGTTTATCAATATTCTCAAAGTCCATCTGTAGCTTTATCTGTTGTAGGTAGTGGCGGTTCTCTAGGCACTTTAAGTGATACTAGATTACAAGCGGGAAGTGTTTCAACATCTTCCACTTCAACCCCCTCACAAGGGACGACACAAGACCCACAAACGGTAACAGTTAACTATGATAAAATAACTCAAACAGTTCAATCGGTAACGAAAACAACTGATACAGGCACAACATGGCCGATCTACTACACAAGTGGTGGTGAAATTCATGCTATGCCGATTGCAGACATTAAGGACACGTTCCTTCATCCTGCAATTGATTTATTGACAGCAAGTACAACGACCTCACAACAAGGTGGAACATATCATATATCTACATCTTCAAGTGTGTCGGGATCTACTGAAGTTTCTGGTAGTAATACGCCGATCTTTATTGATACAAGAGCCAATACTGGTTCTTATTCAGCAGGGACAATCGGTAGTCACTCTCAGGATAATCCAACTACGATTACAAGTTACTATTTACATCGTGTAAATGGTGCTACATCAGCATACGAACAACCTTTGAATATAGTTAGTGGAAATGATCTACAGCAAGTAACTACTTCATCTTTTAACACATTGTTACAAGGATGGATTAGAGAAACTGCAGCCAATTCCTCAGACGGTTATTCAATACGTTACAACTTTAACGGTTCGGGAACTACAAGAGGTTCAGGAATGGCTAACACTATTTTGAACGGAACAAGTTACCAAACAAGGTTTGTTGGTATAGATGATTACAGAGCGCAAGAGTTTCCAGCAGGTTCTGCTACAACTCAAGCAACTCACACTTTAAAGATTCTAAAAGCATAATCTTTAATTTAAGTAGTTTAATCAAAAAGATTAACCCCTGGAATGAAAGTTCCAGGGGTTTTTTTATGGAAAATAAGCTCTTAATATATGTTATAAATATTATAAATATGGTGAGAGATCAACTAAAGGTTAACAAAATTATAACATGCCGACTATAAACTTTCCGAGTGGACCATCACTCAACGATTCTTACAATCTAGGTACTCGTACTTGGAAATGGAATGGCGAGGCATGGGCACTACAACCACTTACAGGTGGATTTACAGGATCAGCAGGCGCAAGTGGTTACACAGGTTCAGCAGGCGCTGGCGGTTCATCTGGTGCGATTGGTTACACAGGTTCAACAGGTGTCGTTTTGCCTTTAACTATAGATACAACAAACGATAGAGTAGGTATCGGAACAACATCTCCTGCAACTTCACTTCATATTGCAGCTCAAATTCCAAAAATTAGAATAGAAGATACAGATTTATCAGGAATGGCATTTGATATTAGAGGAGCTGGACCTGCCGTTCACTTTGATTTAGATCCAGGTTCTTCTCAAGCGCTTGCAGATTATATGTGGGATATTGGCGGTAGTACTAAAATGAAACTTCGTGGCACTGGTAGATTAGGAATAGGAACTACAACTCCATCAACAACGTTAGATGTAGTCGGTGATATCAAATCTAGTGGCAAGATATTTACAGGCGATACAGAATTACAGAGTGGATCAAAAACTACTATTAGTGCAGGCACTTCAAATCTTGAAGTTAATGGTACTGCCAATGGTATGAGACTATATGTTAGAAATGGAGGCGTTGAAGGATTTGCTGCTGGATCGGAAGGTGGTCTAGGACACGGTGCAATTGCTTTAAGAGGCCAAACAATACTTGTGGGTGGTAATAGTAGTAAGGGTTTTGCATTTGGTAGAAATGTTAGTTGGTCCGATGTTAATGCAATAGGTCAAGACGATATAGTAATTAAAGGTGACACTGTAAATATTAATGGTGCATTAACAGTAGGTGGTGTAGCAATAACTCCTGTGACAGTACCAACAATAAGTTCAATAAGTCCTACAGCCGTTGTCACAAGTACAGCAACAGCAGTTACAATTACAGGAACAAATTTCGCTTCTATACCACAAGTAGAGGCATTAAATTCTACTACAGGTATTTGGTATACTGCCGACTCAATTGCATTTACTAATTCAACAACTATTGTAGCAACATTTAATTTAAGTGTCAATGCAAGTTATAAATTAAGAGTAGAAAATCCAGACGGAAATGCTGTATTGAGTTCAACAGCTTTGATGTCAGTATCGGCTGCTCCAACTTTTTCAACTTCAGCAGGTAGTTTAGGTTCTTTTGCAGGTAATTTTTCAGGAACAGTTGCAACATTAGCCGGTAGTTCAGACAGTACTATTGCTTTTTCTGAAACAACAAGTGTATTAACAAACTCTGGCCAGGCTAATTGTACACTAAATAGTAGTACTGGAGTAATAACAACAACAGATTTAGGTGGTAGTTCAACTACACCAACAACATATAATTTTACCGTGAGAATAACGGATGCTGAAAGCCAAACTGTAGACAGGTCGTTTTCACTTACATCTTCTTATGGTGCAACAGGTGGGGGACAATTTAACTAATGGCTAATACATATTTAACAAGAACACCAAGTTCAGCAGGTAATAGAAGAACATGGACAATTTCTACTTGGGTTAAATTTTCAGGAGATGGCGATGATGTTGCTATATTTAATGCTTGGTATGCTGATAGTAATGTAGGACATTTTACATTTAAAAGACGTAGTACAAATGAACAATTAGGTTGGTCACAATGGAGTTCAGATAATTATACTAATGCAAGTTATAGAGATGTAAATGGTTGGTATCATATAGTTTTAGCAGTTGATACTACACAATCTACTGCTAGTAATAGACAAAAATTATATGTTAATGGAGAACAAGTAACATCTTTTTCAACATCTTATACTTTAGGTTTGAATGAAGAATTACCAGTTAACAATAATAATATTCATACAATAGGTATAAATAAATATAGTTCGATTAGTAATTATTTTAATGGAAGTATGTCTCATTTTCACATGATAGATGGCACAGCTTATGACGCAACAGCATTTGGAGAAACAGATAGTACAACTGGAGAATGGACAATTAAAACTTCTCCATCAGTTACTTATGGAACTAATGGTTTCTTTATTTTAAAAGATGGTAATTCAGTTACAGACCAATCTGGTAATAGTAATAACTGGACAGTTGGTGGTGGTACACTTACAAAAACAGAGGACTGTCCAGACAATGTTTTTGCTACATTTAATCCTTTAGCTAGTAAAGTTTTAGGGACTGTTGGTTTTACTTTAGAAAATGGAAGTACTGTTTTAAATCCATCATCAAATACAAATCAATGGACTACAAGCACTATTTGTACACCCTCAACAGGTAAATTTTATTGGGAGATGAAAAGTGTTCAAGGTAGTGCTACTGATTGGCCAGATATAGGATTTATGTTTACAGATAGTATTTCAACACATATGGCAAATTCAGCCAATACACAACATAATTTTTCATACGCAACAGCAATAGAATCAAATGGAACAAAATGGGATTTCGGTACACAAACAACATCTTGGTTTGGTGGTTTTGGTAATGGTGATATTATAAGTTGTGCGGTAGATGTTAATGCAGGTAAATTTTGGTGGGGTGTAAATGGTTCTTGGTTAAATAGTGGCGACCCTGCTAATGGAACAAATCATGGGTCAAATTTTACAGCAGGTACTTCAATCACTGCATGGGTAGAGCAATATAATGCAGGAGATGTTTTAGCAAACTTCGGTAATGGCTACTTCGGAACAACAGCAGTATCATCAGCAGGAACTAACGCCTCAGGAATAGGAATATTTGAGTATGATGTTCCCGCCGGATTTACGGCCTTGAGCACGAAAGGATTAAACTTATAATGGCTTACACAACAATTAATAAATCAACAGACTATTTTAATACTAACCTTATACCATCTGCCTCAGAAATTACAGCAGTTGGACACCAAGCTGACATGATATGGCTAAAGTCAAGAACTGCAGCCCATTCACATGAATTAATTGATACAGTTAGAGGAATAAGTAAAAAACTTAAAACAGATGTTGCTAGTGCAGAAAGCACAGACGCAAATATTATTACTGCAATAGGTTCAGACAGTTATACAGTTGGCTCTAGTTCTAATTCTATTTATGGTGGCAATAATGGGGTTGGTTGGTCTTGGAAAGCAAATGGTACAGGTTCAGCTAATACAGATGGTGATGTAACTTCTACTGTATCAGTAAATACTACATCAGGTTTTTCAATAGTTAAATGGGATTCAACAGGAACAGCAGGAATTAATATTGGTCATGGTCTTGGTCAAAAACCTGCAATGATTATAGCTAAATGTCTAAATCAATCTAGTACATCTTGGCCTGTATATCATCAATCTTTAGGTGCAACTAAATATGTTTCTTTACAAGCTACTACTGCAGAGACTACTTCAGCTACAAGATGGAATAATTCTGAACCTACAACTACAACTTTTCAAACAGGAAGTTCTGGCGATATAGGTGGTAGTGATAGAACAATGATTGCCTACTGCTTCGCAGAGAAACCTGGCTATTCTAAAATGGGATCTTATACCGGGAACGGAAATGATAATGGAGCATTTACTTACACCGGATTTTTTCCTGCTTTTGTTATGTTGAAACGAACAGATAGCACTTCTAGATGGAGAATGTATGATAATAAAATAAATCCATTTAATGTTGCAGATACTAGACTTTCTGCTGAATCTAATGATGCAGAAAGTACAAGTGCATTAAATGCTATTGACATGATTTCTCAAGGTTTCAAAATTAGAACAAGTGAAAGCCAACTTAATGCTTCTGGTGGTTCATTCATTTACATGGCTTTTGGCCAGAGTATAGTAGGTAGTAATAACGTTCCGGCGACGGCAAGGTAGTTAAAAAGAGGATAAATAGAATTATGGCACAACCAACAACTAGAGAAACATTAAAAGACTATGCTTTAAGAGCATTAGGTCAACCTGTTATAGAAATTAACGTTGATAATGATCAGTTAGAAGATAGACTAGATGAAGCTTTACAGTTCTATTCTCAATATCATTATGACGCTATTAGAAGAACATATTTAAAGTATCAATATACACAAGCAGATTATGACAGAGTTACTGCTAATGTAAGTGAATCTATAACTAAAGAAGGAGTAACTACTTCTTGGAAAGAAAGTCAAAATTTTATAGTTGTTCCTGAAACTGTTATTGCAGTTACAAATATTTTTCCTTTTTCAAGTAAAGGTACTCTTAATTTATTTGATGTAAGATACCAAATGAGATTAAATGATCTATATGATTTTTCTTCAACATCGGTAGTTAACTATGATCTCGTAATGAGACAATTAGATTTTTTAGATCATATTTTAGTTGGTGAAAAACCTTTAAGATTTAACATAAACGATAACAGACTATACATTGATATGGATTGGAAAAACGATTTACAAGTTGGTGAATTTCTTGTAATAGACTGTTACAGAAAATTAGATCCAGCAACTCATACAGACGTATTCAATGACCAATGGTTAAAAAGATATGTAGTTGCTTTATTTAAAAAACAATGGGGAGCAAACCTATCTAAATTTAATGGTGTTACTATGATTGGTGGTGTCTCACTTAACGGACAACAATTGTATTCAGAGGCAATCACAGACGTTGATAAACTAGAAACAGAAATTAGAAACGCATTTGAAATAGCCCCAGCATTTTTAATAGGTTAAACTTATGGTAATAATGAATCCATATTTTCAGCACGGAGATGGCATCGGTAATTCTGCCGAGAAATACCTGTATGAAGATTTAATCATAGAAGGACTAAAAATATATGGTAACTTAATCTACTATATGCCAAGAGAAATGGTAAATAGAGATTTAGTTTTAGGTGAAGATGTAAGTAGTAATTTTAAAAACGCATTACCAATAGAAATGTATTTTGAAACTACTGAAGGATTTGCAGGTCAACAAGAGTTAATTAATAAATTCGGATTAGAAATAAGAGAAGATACAACACTAGTTGTTTCTAAAAGAAGATTCCATAATAAAATTGATACTAGAGTTGCATTGGGAACACCAGGCAGACCTAACGAAGGAGATATATTATTCTTTCCTTTGATGAACAGTTTTTTTGAAATTCAATTTGTAGAAGATCAGGAACCTTTCTTTCAATTAGGAAGTTTACCTGTTTATAAATTAAGAGTAACACGTTGGGAATATGCAAATGAATCAATTGATACAGGTATAAAAGATATTGATAAGAGAGAAGGAGAAAATTCTGTTAATCTATTAGTAGACAGAATACCTTTAGAAGATGATCTAGGTTCATTAAGATTAGAGACAGATGATATTTCTTCAGGTAATGCTAACTTCTTATTGAACGAAGAATACAACGCAGCTACAACAACAGTACAGACTCAATCCGACTATGCACAGAATTTAGATTTAGATACGGCTGCCGGATTTGATACTGAATCAGTAACAGACGATGTACTAGATTTCACAGAAAGAAATCCATTTGGGGAGGTAGACATTTAATGGAAAGAGATAGACATAGACAATTGCGTGAACACGCCAATAAAGTTCAAAGAGAAAAAAAAGAAATGGAACTATCAAGAAATTTAAAAAAAGAAGTAGTTTCTGGTGCTAATGGCACACAAGATTATATAATTAAAGAAGGACCTAATAAAGGTAAAATAGCAGATAAAGGACAATAATGTTTGGAACACCGTTTTATAACGAAGGATTAAGAAAGATCATTATCTCTTTTGGACAATTGTTTAACAACATTGTTATAGAGAATAAGAGTAGTGACGGTGCTATATTGAAAAGAATAAAAGTACCTTTAGCATATGCACCTAAAGAAAAGTTTTTAGTTCGTTTAGATGAACAAGCAAATTTAGAAGATAGATCAATGGCAATTACATTGCCTAGAATAGGTTTTGAAATATCAGGATTACAATATGATCCTGCAAGAAAATT